GATCGCCGAGGCGCTAGACGGCGACTGCGTGTCCGTGGCCGGGAATGATCCAGAGGGGACGAAGCGGGAGCGGATCACGGCGTTTCTCTCGGGCCACGCGCGCGTGCTCGTCACGAAGGCGCGCATCGCTGGGTTCGGGCTGAACCTCCAGCATTGTCATCAGATGGCGTTTCTCGGGCTCGGGGATAGCTACGAGACCTACTATCAGAGCATCCGGCGTTGTTACCGCTTCGGGCAGACCGAGCCAGTGCAGGTCCACATCGTGGTCTCAGAAGCCGAAACCGGGATCGTGCGGAACGTCCAGCAGAAAGAAGTCGAGGCGCGGCGCATGGCCGAGGGGTTGCTCGATGCGGTGCGCGCCATGGAGCGCGAGGAGGTCGGCGTGACGGAGCGGCAGACCGAGACGCTTGTGAACGAGACGGCGCAGGGCGAGGCGTGGACGCTGCATTGCGGCGATAGCGTGGCGGTGCTCCCGACGTTGCCCGAGGGGTCGGTAGACTTCTCAGTCTATTCGCCGCCGTTCATCGCGCTCTACACCTACACGAACAGCGAGCGCGACATCGGCAACTGCGCGACACGCGAGGAGTTTCTCGCTCATTATGCGTACGTGGTGCGCGAGGTGTTGCGCGTCACGAAGCCGGGCCGGCTGTCGGCGGTCCACATCGCCCAAACGACGACGACGAAGGCAACACATGGAATCATCGGGCTGACGGATCTGCGCGGCGCCGTCATCGACCTCCACGTCCGCGAGGGTTGGATTTACCACGGCGAGGTCTGCATCGACAAGGACCCGCAGGCCCAGGCGATTCGGACCAAGAGCAAGGCGCTCCTGTTCGTCCAGCTCCGGAAGGACGCCTCGTGGCTCCGGCCGGCGTTGGCCGACTACGTCCTCGTGTTCCGCAAGCCGGGCGAGAACGTAGAGCCGATCCATCCCGACATCACAAACGAGGACTGGATCGAGTGGGCGCGCCCGATCTGGTACAACATCCGGGAGTCCGACACGCTGAATGTCCGTGAGGCGCGCTCGGACGATGACGACCGGCACATCTGCCCCCTTCAGCTCGGGACGATCGAGCGATGCGTGCGGCTCTGGTCGAATCCTGGTGACCTGGTGCTCTCGCCATTCGCGGGGATCGGGAGCGAGGGATACGAAGCCGTGCGGCTCGGGCGGCGATTCGTCGGCGTCGAGCTGAAACAAGAATATGCCGAGGCGGCCGTGAGGAATCTCAAGCGTATGGAGAAAAACTTGGCAACTCAGCAAAATCGTTTGTTTTAAGAAGTCATCCCCGCGTGGCGCGATAAGGTAACGCGAGATGGCGAACCCGAGGGACCTGATGGTGGTGAGGGCGAGGGTTGGGGGCCACGACGTGGTCGAGGACCTCTCTACCCTCTCGGCGTTGTCGGGCGACCTCCCGGCCGTCGAGGCGGCACTCGCCCAGCAGGTGGACCGCTTTGCGTGGTGGTCGACGCTCGAGGCGCTGGCCGTGGAGCAGGAGCAGGACGCCAAGGACGCGCTCGACGCGCTTGAGGTGGACCTGATGGAGCTGGGGCCGGACCGGGACCCGAAGGCGACGGTCACCGAGATGAAGGCTCGGGTCCGGCGCCGAGACGACTGGCGGCGGCTCCACGAGGGGTGGCGCGCCGCCCAGCGGCAGGCCGCGATGGTGCGGGTCGGGCGCAAGGTGTGCGAGGAGCGCAAGGACTGCCTGAAGGAGCTGGCGAAGCTCCTGTTGGGCGAGATGGCGACGGGCCTGGAGCGTGGCGGCGTGCGGGCGAACCCGGTCGTAGCCGACGCCCTGCGGCGCCAGCGCGAACGAAAGGGAGGCTAGCGGTGGGGACTCTGAGCGACAAGGTGCGGGAGCGCATGAGGCAGCAGGCCGCGGCCGTGCGGGAGGGCCTGCAGGGGTCGGGCGGCAGGACGGCCCCGATGTTCGACTTGACGGGCAAGAACGCGCTCGTCCAGGCGGGTGGATCGTTTTTCGCCAGGCTCCTGCCGCGGTGGGACATCGCGCAGAAGTTCGTCCTGCGGGACGGGAAGTGGGAGCAGAACCCGCAGTACGAGGACGACTTCATCTTCTTCGTGGCGCTCGAGCACTGGTGGGACGACGCCTCCGGGAAGCCGAACCGCGTCTGGTGCCCGCGCCACGACGAGGCGGCGCCCTGCCCGCTCTGCGAGGCCGCCGAGGAGCTGCTCGGGAGCGCGGATCAGGACGACCGCCAGCAGGGGAAGCGGATCGGGGCCCGGCGCTCGTTCCTGTTCAACGCCGTGGTGGGGCGGACCGGCAAGCGCCAGATGACGCCGGAGGGTCATCCCGACATCCGGGTGCTGCCGGTCGGGAACACGCTCTTCGCCTCGATCTGCTCGTTCATGACAGGCGATTCCGACAACGAGGACGCGGCCGCGTTCGCGCGGGGCGACATCAGCGACCCGCGGGACGGCTACGACCTGATGGTCACGCGCCCGGCGAAGCAGAACGACCGCTGGAAGGCGGACTGTGCGCCCCAGTCCTCGCCCCTCTGCGCGCCGAACGACCCGGCGTGGGGCGACTGGATGACGCGGCTCGTCGACCTGCCCGAGATGGTGCGGCGGGAGACCAAGACGTACGAGGCGCTCTACCAGCAGTATTTCGGGGAGGCACCGCCCGCTGCCGCCGAGGCGCCCTCAGCCGGCCCGACCCCGGCCGCGGGGTGGGGGGAGGCCCAGCAGCAGCCGGTCGGCGGTGGCTTCGACCAGGCGGCGGTCATGGCTGACCAGGATCACCGCGCCGTCGGGCAGCTGGCCCATCGTGCCGATGACCTCGGGA